GCTCTTGAATTTGCTGTAATACAAGGTCCAGATGGAAAAGGAAGGTATGATAAAGACAAGTCTGGAAACCTTGCCAGAATAAAACCAGATTTAGTCAGGAAAGCCTTGATTAAAGCTCGTGAAGAAATCTCTAAATTATAAAGATGACAGATTCTAATCTTTCCCCAGAAAACGAAAAACTTAAAAATACTGGTATAAAAGATATACCAAGAATTTTAAAAGAGAAATTACTTGAACAGTCTGGTGCTGTAATGTTTCCAGAACAAATTACACCAGAGGTTGTTAAGAAATCACAGAAGTTTCGAGAACAGTTATTTGAAGCCAAAACAGAAGAAGACCAAAGGTTCTTTAGAGCAATAGGTGCTGGTCTTTTAGATATACCTAATGAAATAAAAAATATTGGTGATTGGGCAATGGGTAATCCATACGATCCTAATCAACTAATAAATTTAAAAGCTTTAGGGTTTGAAAAAGATGGTGATAAAGATGATGCGTTATACAACATAACTAAATTTGCTACTGGTTTTTTAATACCGTATGGAGGGTTTGCAAAAGTACTTACAAAAGGTGGTAAAGCATTACAAGGTATAAAAGGTATAAAAGCAATTAAGAATGTTAAGTATGCAGATAAAATAGCTACTGG